GCTTCTTCTACTTGTGAATTACCATATTGATCTATATGTGGTGGCATAGACCACTGCTCAGGAATAAACAAACCTGAGAGACCTTCTGTTCCTTTACTATCTATTAAATTAGTTTCTACAGCATAAATATCTTTTGAAGTAGGATTTAGGATCATATCTTTGAGAGGATTACACTGAGATAAATCCCCCACTGAGCCCGCAGCTATAAACATACCTGTAGTAATTAAACCAGATCTCATTGCTGGTCTCATATACTCATATGTCTGATCCATCTTAGGAGCAATACCTGCCTCCTCATGGAAGAAGAACTTTACTGGACCCCCTACACCATTTGTAGGATCTTTCTCAAATGACATACCTTGCATAGTACCTTTGAGACCAACCTCATTCTTTCTATCTCCTTTTCTAACTTCTATCTTCTGTTGCCACATCATTACCTTATGTGGAGTCATTGGTCTATACCAAGCAGTATGCTCATTTAAGAATGCAGCATATTCATCCAAGAATTTCCAAGAGCCTTTCTCATTTATATAGTCTTTAAGACTTGCTCCTATCTTTAATGTGACCCCAGACTCAAACCAAATCTGGTTTAAAAGCTTAGCCATATGAAAGTAAGAGGAAGCTATCTGACGTTTCTTAAGAATAGCTACATGCTTGTAGTTGAGTTCTGCCAATAGTTCATAGAGGGCCATGTGATACTGTGCATCCCGTATTTTGGCAAAGTCAAAAATTTGCTGTTCTTTATCAAATATTGGTAGGAAGTTAAGCCACATGTAGTAGTCTCTAGTAAGGTACCATATGTTGTCTCCTGATTTATAGATAACTCCTCTCCTACATCTGAGTTTTTGTTCATCCCAGTAATTGATAAAATCTTTGGATTTAAATGGAGAGTCGCAGTAATACCCATTTTCTCTGAACTTTCTTGATTCAGAATTAAATAATAAGCTAGTTTCATCAAAGTTATATTTACCTGGTTCTTTAAATAAGTCTCTTAAAAACTTGGCAAACTCTTCTCTTGAAGAAAAGTCTGTAACAGTCCAAGTACCATTATCATAGGTTGGTATGTTTTCAAATATCTCCATTACTGATCATATGCCATTCCTATTCCACCTCTTACTCTACTAGATTGTTCTTCCTGTAGATCTTTATATGCACCTTTAAAAGATGCTCTAATTGCTTCATAGTTTTTAGCAGCATTTACTAAAGCTGTAATATTACCATCTCGCCCGTGTGTGATAGGTGTAGTTTCCATGTATCTACCTAATCTATCTAACATAGATGCAATTCCTTTATATGCTCTAGATGTAGGAGTTTCAAACATTCTCTGGCAAAACTGCAAGGCTATGTATATATCTTCATCTTCAGTAGAGAAGTCTGCTTCTATTTGATCTAGAATTAAAGACTCTTTATCTAAATCCGGAGTATAAAAGAATGGGTTTAGATCTGGATTAGGACAAGTCATATAGAATAAGTACTGATATATCTTGATATAATTATCAGGATAGTTATCCATAACCATCTTAAGAGCCTTTAGGGTATAGCAATGTTCTGTAGGAATTACTTTACCATTCTGTATGTCAAATAGTTTTACTATCATTTCTTTTTAATTTTATCTCTGTTATCATGTAAGTAGTGCATAATAGCAATTACCTCATCTTTTAAATATGGTATTTCCATTTGTACTACATCCTTAACTATTGGATCTCCGTTATCATCATAACTAGTTAAAGGATATCCATATTTATCTACACCATCTGTTTCAAATACTATATGATGGATAAACATTTTCCCTGGTTGTAATTTAGGATTATGCTTTAGTATCATGTACATATAGATGCTTAACTGCAGACTGTAGTGATTAAAATTACAATCATCTAAACTAGATACAGGAGAGAGCATTTTTTCAGATACTCCCTCCCAATCTTTGTAAGATTCAGTCTTAATCTCTTTATTAGTTTTATAGTCAATAATGTTTACTTTACCATTAACTACTTCTACGAGATCTGACTGACCACAGATGCCTGCTGATTTAAGATAAACCATATGCTCTGGATACACGCCTGGTTCTAGTTTTTGTGAAGGTGCCAACTTAATACCGTCATTTAAATCTGTTGGTTTAAACACAGGTACAGTTACACCTTCTCTTTCTATTGAAGCTAAAGAACATAAGTCAGCTTCTCTTTGGTTGTGATAAAAGGTACCAAGAGACATTGCTCTTTCTGATTCAGCATTCCAAATAGATACTATCTCCTTTGGGGTATAGCCATACCATTTAGATCTTTTATTCTTACAAACCTTCTTTGCTACTTTCTCAGCATCAAAGGGTATCTTAAAATGTGATACCAAAGTTGTTACACTTATCCAATTAATCTCTGAGCCGTCATTGCTTTTATAGCTATGATCCTTGGCATTAAATACTATACTCATAGCTTATCTAATTCTTCTTCTTGTTCTTCAGTAATTAAAGCATCCCATTTACCCAATGGACATGATGCAGATAGAGATCTAGTTTTAAAAGCAAGAGAACAACCACATTCATTACAGCATGGAGCTGTACCTTTTACTGCACACTTCTTACCTTTTTCTGGACACTCATCACAAATATCATATCTGAGTCTAGAAATTTCTTCTACAGTCTCATCTCTAATAACTGAGTTTTTAATTCCTTCAAATATTTGAGATCTATTTTGCCAAATAAGATTAAGTACGTTTTTCATCTTTTTTAATTTTTAAAAATTCTTGTTTTTTACTTTCCTGGTCTAATATCTTTGAATGTAACTTTATTAATAGATCTAACTTAACTTCCATTGCTTTTTTATTATGGTAAGCTTTAAATGTAGAAGTGTCATGATCATCAAGAGATTTTGTAATTTTCTCAATAGAACCTGATACTGCTTTTGGTTTTGCAACAAACTGTCCTAAACCATCTACATTTATTCTTGGGTATTCTAAGTTAGTAAGTAACTTTCTTACATCCTTATAATAAAACTCTACTAAGTCTTCTACTAAATCTTTATTTAAATTTAAATCTTCCGCAACTGCTTCATAGATTTTTTTAACCTTCTTGGGATTCATCTCCTAAAAATTTATAATCTAAAAGTATTGTTCCTTCTGTTTGTATCTTTAAATTGGGATTTAGTTTAATTAACTTTTTGTTAGATGCATCTTTTATCACTAAACTATTTTTCTCAGCTTTATTAACACTGTTTCTTACAGTCTGTGGAGATTTAAAGATTGGCTCTTCTTCTGAAGATGCATCATAACAAAAGTCTGTTAATTCTATTGGTTCATTAAAACTTAGTAAAGTCAAGCAATTAAGATCAGAATCACTAAGATTAATTCTCTTAATGTAGCAGTGAGTGAGGATCTGAAACTTCACAATATCCCACTTAGGCATTTTTACACGCTTCTGTACTTGATTTACTATAGCCATGACTAACCTCTTTTAAGCTTTCTTCCCTCAGATTTTACTGGTTCAGAAGCATCCTCTTGATCATCATCTTCTTCATTCTGTGGAGGATTCATCATCATAGCAAATTGATATTGAATACTTGATCTTTTAAATCTTGTTTCATCAATTTCTAAAAGCATTTTTTCATAATCCAATTGAGATTTTAAATATGGCATTGACTCTTTGTAGAACTCAAACATTTTTTCTTTTTGTTCTGCTAATTGTTCTGGGGTCATTTCCATTTCTGGTTGTTGGTTTTTTGTTTCCATAAGACATTAATTTATATTAGTTTACACAAATATATATAAAATAAGTTTAAATAAAACAAGTTTAAATAAAAAATCCAGGCATACTATATACCTGGATCACTTTACTTAGAGAAGAGTAATTTATTTTTTCTTTTTTGCTACTGAACCACCTTTGGCCATATTTGACATCCAAGTTCTACCAGGAGCTGGTCCTGTTCTAGATCTTGTAGTTTTTCCTCTTAAGGTTCTAGTCTTACCACATTTTGGTCTTCCAGGTCCACAACTTTCTTCTGTTGCCATTCCTAGTTCAGCTTTTTTAAGTTTTTTAATTGGTCCACCACTCATGTATTTGGAAGACATAGATGTTGCTTTTGAGTTTGTTTTTTTCATGATTATCTGTTTTTTATAGTTAAGTTTAATATTGTAAGTAGATAAAAGTTTCTTGAGATGTCCATTTCAAATGTAAATATGTCTAATGATGATAATCTTATTCTAATCATTATTTTATCCCATTGCTTAGCGGACGATTTCCAAGAGTTTCTAAATTTCATATTATAGGTTTTTTAACATTTCTATTACTTTAGGATCTGGATACATATCACTCTTATCTTTTCTTACAGAGTTATGTGTATAGATTCCAGGTACTCCTTTGAATGCTTCTTTGTCAATAGCCCAGATTTCTGATCTATAAGTTTTAGGAATATCATATGTCTCACATAAATACTCTACTAATTGTCTTAAAGATTCTATCTGTGCATCTGAATATTTGTACCAATATTTGGTACCTTTAAATGGTGTTTCTAATGTTGTAACATTTTCAGGTTTAACTACTCCATTTACATAGTTATAGTATTTACCATTGCGGAGTTTTAATGGACCCCAGTTGCAAACTTCTATACCTACAGAAAGTTTATTAAGGTTCTGATACTTTGCACCATTCTTAGTAAAGTCTTCTGAATCAACACCTAAATGCCAAGCCCAGTGTTTAGATGAGAAACATTGTACAATGTCCCCATTCTCACCAATAACAAATGCAGTTGCTATTCTTGTATCATTACTATTCCAGTACCGTGATACAGCTACTGCATTTCCTCCACCTGCTGTATGATGCAGATAGATTTGTGTCTTCTTAGATTCTTCAGCAAAAAACTGATCTGAATCTAATCTTGCTTGTACTATTTTACTAATATCTAGTTTCATTAGTTCTTGATGTCTTTGTAAGTATCTGATGCGTCTTTTAAACCTTTTCTAAGTTTCTTTACAGTATCAAAGGTTTTACTAAGTATATTATTACCTGTAATATCAAACCAGTTTTCATTAATTGAAGCTAGTTCTATAAGTGAAAATATACCAAGTAAAATATTTGTAAGTATTGCGGGTACAGAAATTACAAAACTAAATCCTGTAAATTCAAGCAATCCATTAAGAAATGGAGTGAGTGCATAATAGTCTAAAGGAAACACAACACCTGCAGCAATATAATATCCTAAAGATTTGTAAATATATCCTTGTCTAAGAATTCTAGATTTAAATACTTCTCTATATTTTCTGTTAGATTCTTTAGCTATTTTTCTAAGGGATACTAATTTAACTATTGTATCTACAAAGATTATAAACATTAAAACTATTACCATTATCTGGATAGGTGCAAAGAAAGATGTAATTGTCAAAACTGCCAGTGTTATATTTGTTCTCATATTGTAGGTATTTGAGCTTTAATCAGACGGTATATAATATATAATATAATAATTATTAACCATATACCACCCAACCATGCAAGGAAATTAACCCAACCGGGGATGTATTTTATCTTTTGTGGCTTTTGAGTTTTTGTTACAAGTTTGGTTTTGTAAATAGTATTGCCTCTTACAGTTCTGTAGATAGTATCTACACGGGCAATTACTTTGTATTTATTATCTCTTACTCTTGATTGTAGTTTGATAATAGTACCATCTTTCTCAGCAAGTCTAGAAGCATATACATTACCTAATGAGTCACAGAATAATGTATCTTCTATATATACAGTTTCTCCGGGAATATTAATAGTTGTATCTCTAATTTGAGTAATAAATACGGTACTATCTTTTTGTGTACATAGTGGGCAGTATTTCTCAAGTCTTCTTTCTAATGAACAAGAAGTGATAAATACTAGTAATAAAGAATATAAGAATAACTTTTTCATTATGCGCCAAAGGTTCTTATGTCATACTTAATTACAAATCTCAATGTGCCATTTCCAAGAGTAGGGTTAACATCTCCCCAGGTTCTTAATACAATAGGTTTATTTATCCATGTACCATTATATTGATAGTTAACAGAATTAGCTGTATCAAGAGCACCTTCAAAATGTGTAAAGTGCATTGCTTTATTTCCAGCAGTTGTCATAAATCCTTTTTGCATAAACATGTTTCCTGTAGCATTTGGATTAATAAAGATATATGGATTGGCACCTGTACCAATAGTATATGGTGTTCCATTATCTGTAAACTCCATGGCAACTGAATAAATAGCATAATATTTATTTGCTCCTGGTGCAGGTAAAATTACTGCAGGACTTGATCCAGTACTTAAAATTTGAGCAGCAGATAAATTTACAACAGTTTCTGTTACACTGCTCCCACCACCACTTAATTGTATTAACGTACTCATTTGAATTAATATATTTTATTTATAACCTATCTACTTACTTCTTCCCAGTCCATTGATGCAAATACACTTTCATTATTTGTACCTGCTGTTAAAACTATTGTAAACTCATAAGGAGTTCCTGTTAATCCATCTCTTTCTAATTGATTACTAAACAATGCAGCCTTTAATATATCAATAGATACACTTGTACTTGCTGTAGCTGTAAAATATCCTGATGCTATAATTCTTCCCCCTGCAAAAGCAGTT